CAACCCAACAACAGATGCAGATTTTTTGATTCAAATATGGGAGTGGACTGGAGCAAGCCTCCACTCATTAACAGACTAGTGAACACTCACAATTGGAGTGTGGAGGATGAACCCAGATGGACCACCACAGAAACAGAAGTGGGTGAATACGCATATGAATACACAGACACTGAAAAAAGTAAAATACCCATAATTGAAGAAAGTTTTGATAAAAGAATCATCAAGACCCAAATTCCGCCTAAGAAACCACAATAAGCATAAATAAGCATAAGATCCTGTGAACATCATGGGGTCATTCAATAACAACAACACTCTTAAAAGGAGGCGATGCACGATGTCAGAAAATACATTGGTAAACGATAAGGCAACTGATGCCACAGCGGCAACCACCGCAGAAAATCAGGCACCAGCGGATAAATCATACAGTCAAAAAGAAGTGGATGATATGATGGCCAGAATGAAAGGGTCATTGCAAAAGAAACTTTTAAAACCGTATGAAGACTTGGGAGATCCAGAAACACTACGTCAATTGAAAGCAGAAGCTGAAGCGAAAGCACAGGAACAAGCAATCAAGAGAGGTGAATTTGAAGCAACTCTTAAAGCATTGGCCGCTAAAAAGGATTTAGAGATCCAAAAGCGAGATGCTCAGATCAGAGAATACAAGGTGAATACACCTTTACTGAATGCGGCAGCCAAACACCGTTCTGTTAATCCAGAACAAGTGAGACAGCTGTTGTCAAACAGAGTCAAATTAAATGATCAGGGCGACGTGGAAGTGCTTGATGATAAAGGCAGTGTGATGTATAATGATAAAGGATCACCTGTGGATGTGGATACATTCGTAGGCAATTGGTTGTCACAAAACGCACATTTTCAATCAGCCAGTGCAACTACCACCAACAGCAAATCCAGTATGGGCTTTGATGCCACAGAAAAATTTGATATCTCAAAATTGGACATAAAGAATCCTAATCACAGGAAGATTTATGCTGAGGCCAAAGCCAAAGGTAAAATCTAAACATTAACGCCAATTATCAAGGAGATATACAATGGCTAACAACACAACAATCAACAGCGAACTGTTCCAAAACTTATTAGTTCAGGCTCAATTCGCTATGTATGAAAACTCAATTGCTCGTCAAGTAGCAACTGTGTTTGATTACCCAACCAACAGCGGAAAAATTGTTTCTGTTCCAATATGGGCAGGAATCACTTCAACTAAACCAGGCGAAGGTGTAGCACCAAGTGCCGCTGATACTAACACAACATCAAAAACAATAACATTAGCAGAACACGTGGTTTATGCTGAAGTGACTGATTTCTTAAGAGATTCAGCACAAGAAAATGTTATTTCTTCATTAGGCACTCAGTCAGGTTTAGCTCTTTCAGAAGGTCTAGACAATGAAGTAATCAATTTGTTTGACAACTCAGCAGGTTACAACGCGTCTGGAATTACTCAAGGCGTTGGAGCTGGTGGAGCTGACAACACAGTTGATCATATCATGGCTGCGGCTGCGATCATCAGATCTCAAAAATACACAGGACCTTTGTTTGCTATATTGCATCCAAAACAAGCCTACGGTATCAAAAAGGCGATGACTGCTATTAACTCTTTCCAAGCAAACACTCTAGTTGGAAACACAATACTAAATCAATTTTTTATTGGTTCTGTAGCTGGTGTTACAATACTAGAAAGTTCTTTGGTTTCTGTTGACGCTTCAGACGATGCAATTGGTGCAGTATTTGCTCCTATGGCATTTGGTCTTGCTCAAAGAGGCGGAGTTACTATGGAAGAACAACGTAATGCTGCCAAAAGATCTACAGATTTAGTTCTTACAGCAGTTGCGGGTGCGGCTACTCTGAGACCAGAACTAGTTTGTTTGGTTACAGGTGACGCGTCTGTAGCATAATTTACAATTAACAGGAGATCAAGATGGCTTTTATTACTGTATCAAGCAACGTGATTAGTTTTGCTGACTACGACGACGTGGTGGCAAGAGATCAACGACTATTTGATTCTAATGAAGGACTCACTGATGATCTCATTGAAGATCTATTAATCAGAGCCACGGAGCGTATTCTTTCCAAGCTACGCTCCAGCTCTTGGTGGAGATCATACTATATTACCAGAACCAGTGGCAGCACATTCAACACAATAGCTGATGTGCCAGCACTGAATGCAAATAAAATCAAAGGCAGACAGAATGACTTTACTGACCTTTGTGTTTATACAGCATTGAGCGAATTAGTTCTTCCAATGATTGCTGACTTTGGCAATGAAAATAACGCAGAGAGACAAAAAATGGGTTATTACACTTCCAAAGCAGACATATTGTTGAGCGAACTGATCACTGCAGGTGATTGGTATGATTTTGATGGAGACAACACAGTTGAATCCACAGAAAAAACACCAGGACAAGTGAGCTTGAAGAGAGTTAGATAGCAATGAGAACAGAAATCATTGATTATGTTCAAGGATTAAATCTGGGCACATTTACTGTGAGCACAGAATTACCTTACACAGAATCAGGTCAGGCCATGTATGTAAAAAATCCCAAAAGGATTTATGTGGATGAGGAACAGATCACATCTGAACCTATTCTACAAGCATTGGATGGATTGACAGTAATGGATGAAGAAACATCTGTGACCATTTTCTTTTCCGTGGATAGTAAATTATTACCAGCCAATTATGAAGCCGTATTAACTGCATTGAAAGGTGCCAAAGACATCACAACCATAGACGGAGTAATTCGTAGAGAGTTGGATGTGAGCACAGGATATGACGGTGACCTACTGGTGACAGAATTGGAAATTCGTTTTAACAAGATAACATAAGGAAATACCATGGCTTATATTAACCCAGCCTCAGGCACTACATCACAAATAGTTTTAAAACTAGATGTGGGTATTGCTGAAGGCACTTTAACATTAGGAGCTTCGCCTCTTACTGTGCCAGCATTACAGGATATTACCATTAATGCTGCCAATGATGTGTTCACTTGGTCACAATTGGACTCAACAGCAAAGAAACAGGTGGCCACAACTTCAACAAATTCTATCGCTATGAATTTGGTAGTTGATTCTGTCACTTTCTTTGGCACCACACTGGCATCTGCGCAAACAGACACTGTGGCTGCACAAGGCATATTAGGTATGAGCAGAAACAAAACTCTTGTGACTTTCAGTTTGAAATTCCAAGAAGGTGGCGCCACTGACCGTTTTATCAAAGGTCAAGGCTACATCACTGGACTTGCTCCAACCGTATCTGCAGATTCACCAGTTTGGGTATCACCTATCACAATCACTGTGACAGGCGAATACACATCTAGTGCCACTGAGTAATACAACAATTTAGAATAGGGGATTAATTTCCCCTATTTTAAACACCACGATAAATAAGAATATAGATTTATGGATTTGATTGAGCACAAGAACACCAAAGAATTGCTACACAGTATGTTGGCAGAGATTGCCAAAGCAAAGAATGAAATCAAGTGTGCCCAAGCAGATCTCGTAAAAGCCACCAATAGATTGGGTTTCAGTCTATTGGTATTAAACAAACTGATCAACAGAGAGGAAGACAAATAGAGATGAAACTATCACAATTAGCAGCCAAACCACAATTAATCAAAATAGAATTGGACGATGAAGAAATACGTCAAACCTATGGTGACGTTTTGGAATTTTATGTGTACGATCGCCAGGACATGGACACTTTTATCAAATTGGCCACACTGGACAGCAAAGATTTTAGCAAATTAACAGATTTAATCAATAGTTTGATATTGGATGAATCAGGTGCACCCATAGTGAAAGATGGCATGATATTGCCCAGCAATATCTTAATCAAAGCCATACAAAAGGTTGTGGAAGCATTGGGAAAGCACCAGAAGCCAACTATAACCAAATAGATTCTTGGTTAAATATTTGGCTCACTGTGGACTTTGTCAGTAAAAGATACGGACAACTGCCCAGCAAGGTGATACAACAGGGACACTCCATAGACATATGGATTGCCCAAATTGGTGTGGGATATGAAAATTACCTACACGATAAGGCCCATGGCAAATTGAGCAGTGCTCCATCGCAGCCCAAGATGTCCAACGAACAACTGATGGAAATGTGGAATAGAGTAAAACAAGATGAAAATAAAAATAAACTCTAAAGACCTACAGAAGCTGGTAAAGGATGCCACCAAGGAAATCCGTAAAATTCCACGCGAAGCACACAAATATTTTAAAGAAATCACACCACGCAGGAATGGATACGCACAGAGAAATACTGTGTTAATCAATAACCAAATTCAGGCTAACTATGATTATGCTGGTGCATTGGATGAGGGCAAAAGCCGTCAAGCACCCAAAGGCATGAGCGAACCCACCATTGAACAGATGGAAAAGGAATTTGTGCCCAACGCAGTAGAAAGGATCAACCGTGGCTAGAAGTATTAGAGTAACCCTAGAACTAGATACCAAACCGTTCATTGATGGTTTGAAAAAGGCAGAATCAGCCAGCAATAATTTTTCTCAATCAGTCAGCAACAATAATATCAAAGCCAATCAAAGTTTTGGAATGTTGCAAGGATCATTGGCACAATTTACCAAACTATTGGGAGTGGGAGCATTGATTGCCTACAGTAAAAATGTAATTGGCATGGGAGACGCCATAGGTGATTTGAGTGAAGCCACAGGATTTGGAATTGAAGGCATTGTGGGATTACAGAACGCATTGGCCATCAGTGGAGGCACAGCAGAATCAGCAGGCAATCTTTTAGTTAAATTCAGTCAAACTTTGGATGATGTGGCACAAGGCAGTGACAAAGCATTGAGTCAATTTGAAAGAATTGGTCTTAGCCTAAAAGATATTCAAGGAGCCACACCAGAACAAGTGTTTCAAAAAGTGGCAGAACAGTTGGCCAAGATGCCAGCCAGTGCAGAAAAAACTGCCATACAAGTGGATCTATTGGGCAAAGCTGCCAAAGGTATTGCCATCAATGAACAGTTTGTAGAAAATTTAAGAAAGTCTAGAGAACGTGCAGAACAATTTGCTAGTGCCATTGCCACAGCAGGCAAATTCACAGATGCAGTGAGCAACTCAGCACAAGAGCTAGGTTTAAGATTCTTAGCAGTGTTGGAACCTGCATTACAATTAATTTTAGATTTGGGTAAAGCATTAAGCGAATGGGATAAAACCACAAAAGAAGTAACCAAAGGTATGTTTGGTTTGGCAGATGCTGTACAAGCAGTGGTAAGCGCCGCATTAATTTTGTTTCCAATAGGCAAAGGCATAGGTTTAATTGCAAAAGGCCTAGGAGCTTTAGGATTGTTGGATTTTGGCAAAAAAGTAACCAAAGGTCTTAATGAAGGAGATGATGCTCAAAAAAATTTAGCAAAAAGCACCAAAGATAGTGCCAATGCCGCAGGAATTCAAACCAAAGCCAATGAAGAATTGGTTAATAGTTTGGCAAAAATTACCTCAGAATATCAAAGTCAAAACAAATTAAAATTAGAAAACATAGCCGCTGAAACCAAATTGTTGGGATTGTCTGATTCAGAACAAGACATTAGAAAAAAATTATTACAATTTCAAGATCAAGAAAGTAAAATATTAGATACTTTGGAACAGAAAAAAGCAGGAGCCAAAGGTAAAAATTTAGAAGCTATCCAATCTGAAATAGATGCATTTAAAACAGGTCAGTCTGACAGAACCAAAGCATTTGAAGATGCCATAAGAGCACAGGAAGAATCACAAAGAAGTTTCAGCACAGGATTTAGTAATGCAATGGAAAATTACATATCTGATGCAACCAATGCCGCAAGGATTGCCAGAGATGTATTCACCACAGCAACCAAAGGCATGGAAGATGCTCTAACCAAATTTGTAAAAACTGGCAAATTAAGTTTCAGATCACTGATTACAGATATGTTGGAGACCATACTACGCAGTCAGATACAAGCCATTGTGGCACAGATATTCAGCATTGGTAAAAACGCTGGAGGTCAAATTGGTAAAATTTTAGGCATACCAGAATTTGCCAATGGTGGTATGATTGGCAGCAATGGTCCAGTGTTGGTGGGAGAACGTGGTCCAGAAATTATATCAGGTGCCGCAGGCAGAATAGTCACTCCCAACAATCAATTGGGTGGTAGCACAGTCACTTACAATATCAATGCTGTGGATGCCATGAGTTTCAAACAAATGATAGCACAGGATCCGCAGTTCATTTACGCACTAACAGAGCAGGGCAGACGCAGTGTGCCAGGCACAAGGAGATAAACAATGAGTTTTCAAAATATTATTAACAATGCACAATCTATCAGCATAGCCAAAAGAAAAAAGGTAGCACAAACACAAGCCAGAGATGGCACTGTGAAAACCACTTCCGTTGGCGGACAAGTGTGGGAGTTCAGAGTGAGATTGCCAGATGGTCCCAAATGGACTGAATACAGATCATTGATTGAAGCATGGGAAGCCAAAGACAGAGTGAACACAGATACCATACAATTGAACAGTGCCAATCACAGTTGGCTATCACAGTATCAAGGCAATTTGGGCAGTACCTCAGGTATCACAGTCACAGCCAATACCATTAGCCCAGGCAACACATTAACCATCACAGCAGGTGCCACTGGTCTCACAGCAGGACAATTCAAATTCAAAGCAGGAGATTTTGTACAAGTGGGAGCGGCAGGCGCAGTGTATTCAGTCACTGCCAATGTGGCACACAACAGCACCACCATAACCACACACAGACCCCTAAGAGAGACAGACGGTCCTGGTTACAGTTTGATTGTGGGATCAGCAGTCACATGGACTGTGATTTGTGTGGAGTTTCCCAACTGGACATTGTTTGCCAGAGATCAGATAAGTTGGAGCGGCGATTTCGTTTTTGTGGAGGCGCTGTAAATGGCTCTTAACCTTTCAGCATACGACAGCATTCAAACCAATCTGTTTGTGAAGATTGTGATACCCAGTTATAGCACACTCACATTCAGTGACTATCATCGCAGTTTGACCATTGACTCAGTGAACTATTCTGGTTTGGGACAACTGTTGAGCGTGTCAGACACCAACACCAGTTTGAGAGCATCACCACAAGATGTGACCATTGCCATTTCAGGCATACCCGCACAGAACGTCACAGACATACTCAATAACAAATTGGTAGGCAGTGATGTGAGAATTACCAGAGGCATATTTGATGTGAACACAGGAGCTCTAGTGAGTGCCATTGCAGGCAATCCTGTGGGCAAGTTTGTGGGGTACATCAACAATTTTGATATCACAGATGATTTGGAACAGGGTGCTGCCACAGGCACTATTACCATTACCATGACCTGCACCTCAGTGGTGGAGCAATTGGAAAACAAAGTGAGTGGTCGCAGAACCAATCCCATAGATCAAAAAGCATTGTATGCCGCAGATGAATGTTTTGACAGAGTGCCAGCATTGAGCAAAAGCAATTATAATTTTGGAGCAGACAGATGAGTTGGTTAAGAGGCATCACAGATATTGGTAGAAAAATACTTGGCAGCAATGTGGGTGGCACATTGGTCAAAACTGCCATATTGGGTTACCTTATTAATAGACTGAGACGCAACGCACTCAAAGACAACAATCCAAAAAATGAAAACATAGACGCAGGCATAAGATTACAAATACCGCCTGCTTCAGACAACAAGATTCCCGTGCTGTATGGCACTGCTGTGATGAGTGGCATAATCACAGACGCAGTGATGAGCAACAGCAACAAAAGAATGACCTATTGTTTGACCATTTCAGAAAAAACTGGCACACTGTTGAGCACAGGCGCTGCCAGCACTTACTTGTTCAAACAGATCTATTGGAATGATCAACGAATCATATTCAA